AGGATATCTTTGTGCATTAGTAGTGTAATGCAGTGTCATTTCTTTACTTTGTCCAGTATCTACATAACGTTGCAATAGTTCCAGTTGTTTGTCAGGTTCGCTTAGGAACGGTTCACCTCCAGGTATATCAAAATGTATAGCATTTGGCAGTGCATTGTATATGTCATCACTTGTAGCATTGCCAATAACTTCTAGCGGAGTATAGTCTTCGCCATACACTTCTATCCATTCTTTACGCCAACGACTACTTGCATATGAACTGCACATAATGCATTTTAAGTTGCATGTGTTTCCAAATGCTATACTTGCAACAATAAGTCCTTGATCTTCGGTGTAGTCATCAAACTGTGTTTTCCAGCGTTCATAGTCTAACTGTCTTTTACTTCTAATATTGTTTTGTTCTTCACTCTTACATCTTATACATTCATCAGGCCAAATGTTATCCAACATCTTTTGTTTTATTGTTTTTAACTTATCGCTGTCCAAGTAATCCTGTATTGTACTATCTGTAATATTCATCATGTTGCCCCTAAATTTACAACAGGGCGCAATTGCTCCTTGAGGAGAAATATCAATACTAGTCCATGGTACAAGGCATAATGGTTTCATTAGTCTATCTTTTGGAAATGATAATATTCTCGTTTGCCGCTGCCTCTAGCATCTCCATGTTCTATTTGCACAAACTTAGTTTTAAATGCTGTAATCATAGCATTTGTGTGTGCAATGTTGTTAGGACGATTTTCTAACTTTTGTGTTTCATGCACTACAACACCTCCGGGTGCCAGTATACTATGATATCCGTTTACTATTTCTTGCTCTTTAAGTCCACCAAAGTCTCTCAACTGAATACTTACTGCTAGACTCAATAGTACATCATATTGTTGTGTATTGGATTTTAGAAACTCGTTAAACGTTTGTTTAATCCAAGTAACATTTACAGGCTTATCCTCAGTAAGTTCAACATGTGGCTCAACTCCTGTGACACTTGCTACCATTGGCGCTACTAGCATACTGATATAACCATCATTACACCCAATGTCAATCACTGTCTTGTCTGCTCCACAAACGCTGGGCAGGTTCATTTTTTGCACTCGATCAACTGCTTGATCTTTACCAAAACGTTTTTGATACTTACGCCATTCTTTAACAATCTTGTCGCTAGGTTGTGTGAATGTTGTCATTGATTTGTATACCTCTCTTGGGTTACGATCTTTAAATATATCGATCTTATTTTTATCAGGCAGTTTTGCTACTAATTCTGCTTCATAGCATGCCATTGGATCTTTTAATGCATCTATAAGTGTTTGCCTAAATACATCAGGATTATACAATGCGTACAATTCTTTAAACCTAGGACTCATATTAGATTCTGCTTTACTACCTACAGGACAAGCCATTTCAAAATCTATTAAACTTAACTCGCCATCTTCTATACAAAAGTTACTTAATGGAAAAACATTTTGTTTTTTTACCTTTGCTTTGCCATCCATGCCTACATGAAAGTATTTTATATTATGTTTTTCTAATGTATCTGCAATACGATTTGCTTGATCTAAGTATAACATCAAATTATGCTCTTGCCAAGTATAATATAAACTTTCACCAGCAGCGGTCATTTTTATACCCAGTATATCACTGTGTGTTTCAATTAGTTGCGGAAAGTGTAACTCACCTTTTAATCTTGTTAAGCAAGTTGTTTCTCTATCCCAACAGTCTTGATATGTGCCTCTACTAGGTTTAAGTGCTTTATTCCTTATGTTAAATATTTTTACAACAGATTCATCTCCAATGAATACTCCACTAGTTTTACCTATACTGTATTTCATTAGTTTTTAATTTCTTTTACTTTCCACATTTTGCCTGTGCCGTTAAACTCACCAATGATGTTGATGCTGTGTCTGCGCTCTGTTGGAGCAATGCGAGGCGTAACACTGTGTACACTGTCTTTTACATTTAGGAACATACAAAAGTTATTTGCACGATAAGGTACTTCAAACACAGGTTCATGTAAACTAGCATCCACTTGTCTGCCCAGGCTCTTGTTTACTTCTGTGATTTCGCCTGTTACACGATGAACTGTAAAGTTACCGCCCTCTGCCATGTCTGCTTGCTTGCGCATGTATAGCAGTCCAGCATAAATCTCAACAGGATTATCAACATGTGGAGTGCGACTTGTGCCTGTTTGATCCACAGGTTCATGTACAACAAACTGACAGTCAGTAACATAGTGTCCACTTGCGTCAACATCACGCACACTAACTGGCTTAGTTTTTAAATTTTCATAAAACTCTTCACCATATGCTTGAACAATATGCGGTGCAAATAATTCTGCACATGCACGAAAGTATTCTGGGCTTGAATGATATCTAAAAAAGTCTTGCCAAATAGCAGGCGGTTCCCACATCTGTGCCTCTTTACATTTAAAGCGATAGCAAATACCGCCATCATGTGGCTGTGTATTATTAACAATCATATCCTCTGGAAATGTTGCTTCTAGTTCTCTGTAAAATTTGTCAGGCATTGCGCCTTCTACGCACACATAAGGATACGGATCGCTGCGCACTTCTGTTATGTTTTGTAATACACTTAGGTTACTCATTTTATCCCCTTACTTTTTTGTTCTTGTGTTGCATCATACTCATGTGGATTTTTCATTTTCTCTGCTCGTATTTGTTGTTTACTAACTTGTCTTAGGTCTTGCCAATGAGGATTACTACTATGTTGAAATCCACCTACTAGGTCACCTGCTAGACTTTTTCCTACTTCTTTTCTAAAGCCTTTTAAATGATCCATGTATGCTCCCAATGGACTATTAATAAAAATATGTCCACCTTTATCTGGTCCGCCTAGGTCATTAAATTCTACACCCACTGCTTTATAGTCCTCTACTAGTTCTCCAAAGATAAAACTGTCATGGTATTCAGCATGTTCAAAGATGTCATCGCTTTCGTATATCCAACGCCACTGCTCTACAAACTCCGCAAACTTTGGATGGTTACGATTAAACATCATCCAACCACACTCTGGCCAAGTCTTGCGTCCCAAGTATGTTGCTAGTTGATTCTCACTGGGAGCAATGCTGTGTATAAACTCCAGTGTCATGGGTGTATGTGTTCTTACATCACCGTCACACCAAATAAAGATGTCTGTGTTGCAGTGTTCTGCAAAGTGCCACAGTGCAAATACTTTGTTTGCAAAGCGACTTGCATCCCAGAGAAAACTTTTTTTAGTTTTGTCTTTGTTATGTCCATGTGCGTGTGGATTGTCTTTGTGTCTCAGTTGCCAACTTTTTAAATCTGGCAATGCTGTTCGTTGATCTGTTAGTGTAATCATAGGATTACCCTGTACATCTGGATTGTGATCCTCTGCATAGATTGTTAGAGGCACTTCCTTGGGCCAGCATGCATTGTATCCTTCAATGAACTGCTTTCCATATTTCTTATATCCGGTCTTGTGCCAAGTGGTAAATACTGATAATGTGCGCATATAACTATTTATAGGTTTTAGAATACAAATGAAAATATCTCACTTTCCCGGCAACTTGCCCAACAATGCAAGTGAAGTTTATCCGCAACTTGTGGATGCTATACAAAGTACAGACACACTTGTTGAAGGTAGCATGGATGCCGATGCTGCACTTATATGGAGTGTGTTGTGGTATGGAAAGATGAGTGCAAACAAACGTGTATGGGATCATTACCGCGCACAAAACAAGCCAGTCATTGTCATTGAAGTGGGCGGGCTTATACGCAATACTACTTGGAAGTTGGGTATAAACGGGATCAACAGAGATGCAGACTTTGCAGTGGATACTTACATGCCCAACGATAGACTAAGCAAGTTTGGTATTGTATTGCAGCCATGGCAACAAGAGGGCGAGTATGTACTAATATGTGGACAACACGGACACAGTGAACAGTGGCGTGATATGCCTGACATGGACGCATACTATCGTAATACAATTGCAGAAATACGAAAGTTTACAGACAAACCCATAGTAGTACGCAGTCATCCTCGCTACAGAGAGTCACTACACTGGGCATGCGATATGCAATGGTACACTGAGCAAGGTGTCACTTGGAACATACCCAAGCATGTGCAACAAACCTATGACAGTTTTGATTTAGAACATATGCTCAAGCACACACACTTTACTGTTAGTCATAGTAGCAACGCTGGCATAAACAGCGTCATACAAGGTGTACCTGCAATAGTAAGTGAAAGTAGCCTAGCATATGATGTTGGAACTAGCATGGGTGGATGGTTAAGCAAGCCTGATAGACACAACTGGTTAAACCGTATGACATACACAGAATGGTTTGCTGACGAAATAGATGTTCAGTGGAATCGTATACGAGCTAAACTGTAGTCACAAAAAAAGCAGCGTTCCGCTGCTTTTTTATTATTCGTAGAGTATTAAAACTTTAGTGTAATACCAACTGCACTTGTTGCTTCACTGGCAGTCTTACTATCATCTGTTGATTCAAAAAATGCTACAAGGCCCGGTGCAACTGTGTGGTGAATACCATATGTCATTTCATCACTTGATACTACATTTACACTTTCGGCTTCCATTGCTTCAACAAGTAATTTTGTATCACCCATAGTGTATGTTGCACTCATTGTGGTTGTGTCTGTGTCTACACTTGCGGCTGTTGTTGCAGTATGCTTTTCATAAGCAAGTGCAATATCGCCAACACCGCCGCTGATGTTAGACACTGTTTCTGAACTACCAGCATCATTTTCTAATTTACCAGCACCTACAGTAATAGGTCCCATTGTGTAAGCAGCACTGTATGCATAGCCTGAGCCAGCAGTTGTACCATAGTTACTGTCAGCAGCAAAACTTGTCATTATTTTCAATCCGTCAATTGGCTTGATTGTCAATAACGCAGCATGATCTGTGCTTGGCGAACCGTTTGTAAGTACTTTTCCCCAATCTGTTTTGTCATCAATTGCATCAGTTGCACTTGATGTATCGCCCATGTCAATGCTCCAAATACTCCTGGCAATAGTAATGCTACTGCCGCCATCATCATCGCCATCTTCGTCAATGTTGATGTCTGCACTTACTGTTGTCCCATCATCTAATGTCATGCTAGGCTTAAAGTTAAGATCAGCATCTACGTCAGTGGTTGTTGTTCCGTCGTTGTTCTGGTAATTCCATTCAAAGTCACCGCCGATAGTTACTTCAGCCATAACAGGTGTTGTCAATACTGCCAGTATGGCAGTAGTCGCTAGTAGTCTTTTCATTGTTAATTTTTCCTTTTGGGGGGTTAGTTTACAGCATCTATCACTGTGTTGTTCTTCGCTATGCTTGCAAAATGGTGAATTAACACGAATAACTTGACGAAAACATAACGTTTTTATTTATTATTATTGTAGAATAGTTGTAAAAAAATTGCATCTAGATGTCTATTTTTTGCACAACGGTGTTGTAAATATACAACACCTTAGGTATGCCATCTATAATCTTGCACTGTACCATCTAACCAAGTAGTAACCAGTCCTTGATCTTCCAGTGTTCCGTTTCGCATGATTATTTCTCGCATGTTGTCACTTACAATATCCATGTCTGTCATTGTGTACCATGAAGTATTATAAGGCAACGGATCTCGTTCTTTGTATACTACTACTTGAATTACGTCATCATATTTTAGTTTTTGTAAGTAGTAGTCTTTAATATCAAAACCGTTTAAACCAAGCAAATAAAGTAATTGCGTAACAGTAAATGTATTCACGTGGCCAGGTGGGGTATAGTTCTGAAACATATGATGCACAACATTGATTGTACTAGGTACACAGAGGTATAGCATACCTCCCATGCTCATTGTACGATTAACACGACCTAAAAACTCCACTGGACTGTAGATGTATTGCATAACATCATGACACCAAACAACATCCACTGGAACTGGTGTCATAGGATTATCAGTGTTAAGATCATGGTTCTTGTAACGTATGTTGGACCGTTGTGGCTCTATTTGTTCACAGTTAAAATCAAGTCCGTGACATGTAATATCCAAGTATCTGCCTGGCTCGCCATCTTCATTAAGATCACGCATGTTTGCCCAGTATTCTATATGGGCACCGTTACCGCACCCTAGATCAGCCATGTGTTTAATACTGCGTTTAAAGTCATCAAACTGATTGAGATGCTCCAGCGTTTGTTCACCCAGTGTCATGTTAGTCAATTCTAATATCTTCCATGCCTGCTGTGCGCAGTCTTACAACGTGTCCCATTTGCCACTGCTTTGTGTCCAAGCCTTTCATAATGCCCAGCCATCTATTGCGTAGTAGTGCTACTTCATTGATAATAGTTTCAAAGTCGATAACTTCATCTTCGCCATCTACATACTTTTCTGCGTCGCGACTTGTTAGCGCACGGGCATATCCTTCCAAATACTTTTGAAAATGCTTGCGTCTAATTTTGCGTAACTGTATGTTGAGGTAGTTAAGCACTGCTTCAATCTCTTGCAGTTGATTGAAACGGTGTTCTGTAATACCAGGCAGTGCAGTAATGTTCTTTTCTACAATGCCTTTAACATTACATTCTCGCTTTGCTTCTTCCAATTCGCTTTCATAGTAATTAATGAAACTTGGAATAGCACCTAAATCATTTACGATTCTGTTATAGTATTGACTCAATACTCATCATCTTCTAGTTCGAAGTCCTCTTCTCCAAGCAAGTCTTTAACACTTGCTTTGAGGTATTTGTCTACACCACCAAGTTGAAACAAGTCTTGCTCGTCAAGAATCTCTTGCATATCTTCTACAAAATGATCGCTTGCTAACTGTCTATCCTTGGCTGGGATATACTCTTTAAGAATTTTATAAGCATCAATTACAACTTCAATATCACTCATTGTTTTCCTCTAATACTTCGCCTGTTTCTGGATCAACTACATCACCATTTGGTTCAGCGATTGTTTCTGCAATATCGTCAATACTTAGTCCATCTGCATTACTAATGTCGTCCATAATTGCCTGCAGTTTATCACCTGTCCAGCCTTTGCGGAACTCCAGCATTTCAACGCCTGCAGTGGTTGTATACTTTAGTCGATTGCCTTGTTTAGTAAGCATACCCTTTGCTTCAAATAAATCAAGCAATCCGCTGTATGGATCCATGCCTGTTTCATATGGGATCTTTACTTGTACTGCTTCGAATGGCTTTGCGTATCTTGTTTTCATAACTTTACACGCTGCACGGATACCATTTACAGTAGTAGTTTTATTGCCATCTAGATCTTCTTTTAGTTTTAGTTTACGCATTGCAATAACAATACTACTAGCATAGATAAAGCCTTGTCCGCCTGAGATCTTATCATCTGGATCGAACATATCCTGACTTGCATATGTATGGTTAGTACACACCATGCCTACATTATAACTGCCTATCATGTTAACTGTGTTACGCACAAGACTAGTAAGTGCCTTAGGTTTACGTCCCATATCACCTTTCATGTCGCCTTTGTTAAACTGGTCAACATCAGTGGGTGTCATCATCATACCCAAACTATCAAGTACAAACAGTACCTTTGGGCGATCTTCTTCTGCCATTGCTTTGTAGTCTGCCATAAATGTGCTAAACGTTTTAGCAACGTCATCAATCATGCTCATGCTTAGTTTAAGCAGTTTGCTTTCATCTGTATCAACACCCAGTGCATGTAGCCAACTTTCATCCAGTGCGTTTTCACTGTCAATTACTACAACAAAGATACCTTGTTCTTGTGCAGCTCTAATAATGTTGCCACTAGCAAAATAACTCTTGCCTGCGCCACTTTCACCAGCAAACACTGTAACTTTACCCATGGGCACACCCTTGTAAAAGTCTCCACTTACAAGATAGTTAAGTGCATAACTGCCTGTGCTGATCCAATCTGTAGGATCATGAAAGCCGATGCTCAATCCATCAATGCTTTTTGTAATGTCTTTTCTAAATTTACTTACGTCAAACGGCTTTGCCATGTCTATTCCTTTATAAAACTAGTTCTATAGTTTGTTCAACTTTGTTGTTCTTTACAAATATTTCGTAAAGATCACCAACTGATTCTGTGTATCCTTTGAAATTACCAATTGGCAAGTAGGATCCTATTGGCTGTTTACCTTGTTTGTGCATCCATTGCACATAATCTTCTGGATATGTACTAGTATACGGCTTTTTTAACTTTACGTCAAGTGTATATGGTAATTTATCAAAGTTTGTAATTTTTGCTACATAATCACCATGAGTCCAAGCATTATAGTCGTCCCTGCCTAAACTCCAATATTCCAAACTTAACTGACTTACTCCATGATGTAGATAATCACATATATTGTCCATACTATCAACATTATGTTTGAACATAGTATCAGACTGTTGTTCTATATATTTTACTTTACTGTGTGATTCTAAACTATGGAATGCCTCGTTGATATCATAAAAAAGTTTAAGATATTCGTCGCCAAGTTTTGCTAACAAGTTAGGCAATGCTGGATTATCATGGTGAACTGTTGCCCAGTCTCTATGCACACGATTTAAGAAGTTCTGGTCTAACGTTACTTTTTCATAGTCAAATACAAATATCTTTAGTTTGCTAGTAAAAAGTTCATTAATACGAGATATACTGTCATACAACCTATCCACGCTTGTGTAAGGTATGTGATCTTCTTTAATTACAAACTTGTTACTAGGAAGCTGATTTAACCAATGCTCTACTAGCGGCGGATGAGATATATCCACTGAAAGATAGTCGCCAGTTTTCGTCCATAAGAATTTCATTGTGCTGCAAGGGGGCGACACTAATGCCGCCCCTTTTCCTTATGATTGGCGGTTACGGATCATCGCTAGGATGTCTTCTGCCCGCTTGCTTTCACCTTCAGGTGCTGCCGCTGGTGCTGCCACAGTTTCAGTCTGTGGTGCAGGAACAGGAGCCTCTGCTACAGGTGTTGGAGTTGCTGCCGGAGCAGGTGTTGCTGGCGTTGCCGCTGTTGCAGTAGACGTACTTGAGGATGAGGATCCTGCAGGAGCGTCAACTCCATATGGACGATAATACTGCCCAAAACGTTCAACGTCATAGGGCTGTCCATCTACACTTGCTTCGAACATCTCTTTAATGCACTGCAATTCTACTTCAGTAGGTCGTTTAGGAAGGAAATCACTAAGTGTATGTAAGCCATGTGTTTCAATTGCTGCCATTTGTGATTCAGTAAGTGCAGTTTCTTTACGAGCCCATTTACTGGTGCTGTAGTCTGCATACTGTCCCTTAGTGGTTTTTGTGATACGGAAATCTAGACCAGCAGTATAATCTGTTGGCATTTCTTGGATGTCCGGATCCATAAGTGCATCCTTAATCAAGTTAAAGATGCTTGGTGAGATAACAAACCTGCGAATTGGATTCTCAGGTGTATCTTCTTGAAGTGGGTTTTCATTAACAAATCCCTGGAAGATGTAACTACGCTTCTTCCAATATTTGCGTCCCATTTCTTCAAGTGACGAGTCTTTGAACCAACCACGCACTTCAGTTAGGATTGGACAGGTTTCGTTCCACATCTCTACACATGGTACTTGTACCACTACTGGCTTGCTGTTCATATCATTCTTAATACCATTAAAGGGTAAACGAATCATAAGCCTTTCAGCCCAGAAAAATGTGTTGTTAGGATCTCCATCTGGCAAAAAACGAACTGCTGTCGTTGTGCCTTCTGGGATATTCCAATGTGGGAAGATTGCGTTGTCGCCGCCGCCTGTACGCTCACTGCGTGATTCTTGTGATTTTAGTTTTGCTCTAATTTCTGCCAAAGATGCCATTATTTTCTCCTATATGTGCCTTTGTTAATATTGTATGTGCCTATTCACATACCGTAATGTTTATACAGTATATGCATTTTTATTTATCTTGTCAATAATTATTTTGCGTTTTTTTGATTAAATATTTTCAAGTTGAAGATAGTTCTTCTGATTACTCAATACACGGAGTTTGCTTGCATCTAATTTTCTAACAAGTTCTTTGTTAATTGCTGCATCCCTTGCTTGAGCAACAAGTAAATTCTTGCTACTACATAGCACTGTACTCAACAATGATATATCTTTAAAAGGAGTAAATGTAAGTGTACGATCTAGATGCCAATGTTGATGATCATTAATGTTTAGGTTTAATATAAAATCAGGTACATCTGCTATTTCTTTGTACTCATCATCTACATCTAGTGGCTTTTTCATCAAATATGAGTAGTGATAATCTGTGGGTTGTAGGATATCCGTGAAAGAAAGATTGTGTTGTTTTAGTGCCATTGCTAGAGTAAAAGGTCCGCGTAATAGATTTTCATCCCCGTTTCCACCAGTAACTAGAACACAGTCATCCTCCCACAAATGTATTTGCTTATATCCCCAAAACTTGCGGATAAAAGTGCTATTTTTACGATAAAAAGGAGTGAATTTTATATATTCATAGTCAACTAATTCATAGTTTTTAGTAAAATGATCCAAGTATGCCCAGGCAGTTGTAGTATCTATTCCACCACTTAGGAACATCTTAAGTGGCTTTGTATTGTGTGTAAGGAATTGTTCATAAGTTTCACAAATTGTAGCGTGTAAACTATCTATCAATTCAGCGTCCGTGTACTGTTGTGTATTTTTATGGTATGGTTCAAAGCGCACTGACTTGCGATACAGTTTACTGTTTACAGTAAAAATCCTATCAGCAAAACACTTCTGGCCATGTTCAAAAAGATTTGTAACAAATTCATCACCTGCCCATAGTTCAAATGCTCTATTAGTATCATGCATTATTTTAACATGTTCATTATCCGCAATAAACGCACAGAAGTTTCCTTTGTATACGGGAATATCATGTAGAACAATATCGTCAATGATTTCACTTATACTACACTTATTGACATATCCTTTGATTATAACTGTATGAGAATCTGTGGTGTATAGTTCCCAACCATCATCTGTGTTTAGTACAAGACCATTGGGTAAAATATAATGATAGGGAAAGTTATCCAACTGTGTAGTGGAAAGGCTAAAAAACATGTATGTTTTTCCTTTTGAATAATTTTTATTGATTATAGCACTGTTTGGTATTTATGTCAAAAAAAAGCAGTGCCCTAGCACTGCTTTCCTTCCTATTCTTTTATATTATGAGTTACGTTCGATGTCCTGTAGTTTACGCATTTCTCTTGCTACAATACTTCTTGGTGTCAATTGGTATCCTGCTTCGCCTTCGTGTATGCCGTGGTTGCTCTTCGCTGTTGACCCTACGCCTGCCATTGCCTTCATTTTTGCAATGCTTTCCGCCACTTCGTCTACTTCCTGAACTTCTTCAACTGCCTCGCCTACTAGTTTTCTAATCTTAGATCCTGAAACATAATCCGGTAGTACTTTTTCAAGTGCTGCCTTAATATTATATGATTTCATTACTTCATTGCGGAATTCATTGGTAAATGGATATAGTTCCATATCACCTTCCATGTCTGCAATTACTTCATCAATCTCTTGTGCTAGATCACTCATGCGACCTTCTTCAACTTCTGCTTCTTTGACTTTATATTTTTTGCCGTCAACTTCAAATTCTTCTTTGCCGTCTTTTTTAGCCTGTGCTAGTGCGCCTGAGAATTCATTGCCTTCGTTTGGATCTTCTGCAACTTCGTCTGCATTGCTGCCCATACGCTCGCCCTGTGTAGCACTTGTGTTACGAGGGTTACCAAACATTCTTGGGATAACCATTTCGCTGTCATTACCATCTGCACGAATCTTGTCCAGTGCCATCTTCATTGTCTCTTGAAACTTCTGATCATAGTCATCTACATGATCCATTAACCAGCCTATAATAATTGGACGGGCATCACCTTCTGGATCCTTGTCACCTGCAGCACCTAGGTCATCAAACAATTCATCATCGCCTATTAGTCCACCCAGTGCGTTAAGAGCATCTTCACCGCCATCGCCTAGTGCAATAGGCTGACCCATCATTGCTGCAATTTTCATTGCTTCTGCTTCATTCTCTGGTAGTGCCCATGTGCCTTCTGCAATCATATCCATGCGCTGTGCGTATGCTTCAAATGTAGTATCTTCAGTTTTGTCTTTACCATATAGATCTTTCTTAGCCTTAGGCTGTAGAATCTCTATCTTGTTCTGTAAATACTTCT